CCCGGTGGTGACGGCAGCAACGGGCGGAGTGAGTCGGTTGCGATCGCAACCGAGTCGCCCATGGGCGGCAGCTCGTTCTTCAGCGGTGGCAGCAGAAACGCCGCGGCGTCAACGGCTGCCGCAAACGGCAACGCTGCGCGCAACTATGGCGCAGGAGGTTCGGGCGCGATGGCGGACGCATCTACCCCGGACATCCGGACCGGTGGTAGCGGATCCGGCGGCCTTGTCATTATTCGGGTGTACATCTAAGGGGATTCACAGTGCCTTCAACTACCAACTGGGGTCTCGAATACGAGTCCCCCTCTTCACTACCCGGTATCACGCTGACCGGTGGCCCTGGCAATGTCTCCCCCATCCTCGCGGTTCAGGTGGATGGTGCGCTCAACACACTGTCGGGCCAGATTGATGGGCTCACAGATGATATCGCCGATATCAACGGGGAGATCACTGACCTCGGTGTCGATATCGCTGCCGGACAGACCAGCATCACCAACCTGACCAACTGGACACGTACCGGCACCACCAACGTGACTTTCACGTCCGTTACCTCAAACACGTCTTCCGTGTCGTTCGGGTTCACTTTCCCTGCCGCACCGCGAGTGCTGACCAACATCGACTCCGGTGCGGGCGCAACGGCGCTGTGGTGCTCCAGGGCTATCAACATCTCGACTACGGGATTCAGTATGTTCGTGTTCCAGACGCAAGGGTCGGCGGGGACATGGACAAGTATCCCCGTCAGCTACACCGCGACCTACCGTCCTTAGTCCTCTGGTAGTGCCGCAGGCTTGCGTTTGCGGCACTGCCAGGTGATACCGCACGACGCGCACGCTTGCCATTTCTCGCCTTCGGACGTGATGATGAGTTGCCCCCTGCACACCGGACAGGCGACTCGGTACCGGAGCCGGATCAGCGCACGACGTTCTTTAGGGGAGAGACCTCCCCACACACCGTATGCGAAACCTCCGTTCATCAGGTCACTGCGTAGTCCTTCAAGCAGGCATTCGCGCCGGACCGGGCATTGCTTGCAGAACGCGGCCGCCGTGGTACTGACAACCCCGTCTTTCGGATCGGCGTCCCATGGATCGGTAGCTGCCGCATAACCTCGACATGCGGCCTTTGTTCTCCAGTCGGGTCGGGGCCCCCTGCTTTCGCGGGGAGCCCCTGACAGCCTGTCACCGTGCTGTGTCAATTTGTCTCCTCGTCACCTGTCTCCGTAACGCTTATCAGCACGGAGGATTCGAAACGTCTGCCAGTAACACACCCACAGCGCAAGTACGCCGATTGTCATGCCGACAGGGAACATCCACTCGTTTTCCGCGACAACGCGCCACGACAACGGATATCCCTTGATAGATCCTGCTGGTTCGAAGAGCATGCTGACTGCAATCATGCTTGTCAAGACGCATAGCACGGTCTTGGACATCCACGCTGATAGTTCAATTTTGAACCGATACCAGTTCATCGAATCTGTCGTTCATAGGCGTGCCAGTTCCGCACCTCGCGCTGGTACCGAGCACGGTCCGCTGCGTTAGCGGATCCTGCGGAGATCGCCACCGTAACCCACACGATCCCCCAGAGTCCACCGGTAAGGATCGTGAGGATACCGTGAATCCAGTTGGAGGTTTTGCGGTACCGCGGTAGCTCGGGGTACTTCGGGGCCCGTTGCGGCGCGTTGCGCGGTAGCTCGGGCATTTGGTGCTGGCTGTAGGGTCCGTAGTTGGTCATCGTGATGTCCTTTCGTCTTTGTGTTGATCGCTAAGCGTAACAGCAGGAAACCGGACCCTGCAAGCAGGGTCCGGCTATCACCTGAGCTTTTTCGCCTGTCGTGCATTCTCGAATCGTTGCGCCACCGTTTCCGCATGCCGGACAGAGCGGCATGAACGCGTGTCGATGGCCTTGGTTCCCCATTTGTCGTCAACGGACTGCACCCATAGGTGCGCCTTGCTGCCCGTTGTCACCAGCAGGATGAACCGGTAACGGAAACTCTCCGCGTTGTACCTATTAGAGTTCTCAGGGTCTTTCTGCCAGTCGAGCCTCATCGGTCATTCCTCCTGTTGAACGCTGCTTCAAGTTTATCCCTGCGGTATCCACGTGCTTTCTCCCCATTGCCCATCGCAAAGGCGTTTGGCTCCGGATCGACACCGTGCACGCGCATACGCACGTGCACCTCAGCATCAGAGACGCCGAGAGCAACGCCGATACGGACCGTAGACACACCATGCAGTCCCTCGGACAGCTCCAGCGCGACCTCTAGAGCGTCTTTCGTACCGACCACAGGGGCGAGCGTCTTTGCCCTGCGCCACGGGGACCGGGGGGCGAGCGCCTTCACATCCTCCTTGGTCATGTGCCACACGCGGGTAGGGTCCGGGGTCCGGTCCTCACCCTGCACGCGTACCAACGCCCACCCGCCTTTGAGAAGGTCTTCCGCGTGCCAGCCCTTAGCGGTGGCGTCCTCCCCAAGCACGTTGCGTGCCTCGGTCGGGCTGGACACGGCCATGCACACCTGCGAGGTGAGCTGAGCCGAAATCGCGGAGTCGAGCCCCTTGCCAGGTCCGGTCACGGTGGGCTTCTGGGTGGCCCACCACAGTGGGATTTCCGCTGACCGCGCGCGGCGAGCGATCGAACGCAGGCCGGTCACGGATTCGGGGACCTCGGACATGAGTTCTGCGCCTTCATCGACAACCACGACGATGCGCGGACGCTCGGGGGTGGGTTCCCATGTGTCAAGACTTTCGGTGCGCATGATCGCCTCGCGCTCCTTCATCTCGGCTACCAGGTCGTCAATGACCGACTGAATACCGTCCGCCTCGGACTCGACACGAGCGACATGCGACCACAGTGCACCCTCAACCTTAAGATCGATGATGACCAGCATAGTATTGGGCAAACTGAGTGCTTCCGCCATGAGCACGCGCAGCGCAACGGACTTGCCCGCCCCCGACATGCCCGCGACGCTGAGCCTGTCGGTCACGTCGACACTGACGACTTCGCCCGTGTCTGCGTTGAGTCCGAGCCCTTTGCGCTCCGGTGACCAGGTGAGGTCCAAGTCCCGCACTCGCGTGCGGATACGCAGGACTGCACGGTCAGCGGTACCGCCGGGCTTGACTTGCGTCTTGACCTCATCAGGAACCGCGAGCAGTGCTCTCAGTTGGTCGACCTGGTTATCAAGCTTCGCGGGAGTCCACAGCCCTGCGAACTCCATTGGAATGAGGATGCCGGACTCGTCGATGATCGGCGAGCCCGGGAACACCTCATGAAGCTTGCGATCGGCCGCGTTCGCCTCCCATGTGTGCACCCGATTGATGATCGCCGATTCCTGCACGGTGGGCTTGAGTCCCGCCTCGACGCGGTTCCGAGAGAACAGACGTGTTTTCTCTTCGGTAGGTGCCTGCGGCAGCGTGGTCACCGAGATAACCTCGGACAGCTCCGAATCTTCGCGGTTCGTCCAGCCAAGCCACGCCAGGTATGCGTACGCAGCGGGCCACACCAGGAGCGCGCCGGGGTTGCCCTCAACGCACATCCATGGCGGACCGATGACTGCGCACGCGGGTGCGGCAAGCGTGAGCGCGCACCGGAATGCGCGCGTACCGAATGCGCGCGCACCCACTTCCAGGTCGGTGAGCGCATGCGCGCGCACCGGAGGAATCGCACGCGCACCTCTGCGTTTCGCGTTACGCGCATGCGCGCGCATCGCTCGTTGGTGCTGCGCTTCGATTGCGCGCGCATCCTTTTCCCGGATGTGCGCTTCGATGCCTTCCGCGCGCGTCCATGCGCGCGCATCTTCGGCGAGCGAGCGCGCACCCCGCAGGGTGTAACCCCATGAGGTGCGCGCCATGCGCGCGGGTGCGCGCATTTCCTTTTGTTCTTCGGCGCTCATCAGAATCCGCCCAGAGCCTCGGCAACGAGCCCCTGCACAACGATCGTCAGACCGCCATAGAGCACCTGGGCAAGCCCGAACACCCATCCGCTTGCGCCGTGTGCGGCGATCGGACCGATCAGCAGTGCCCAGATAGCGGCGTTGTTGTAGTCGGGATCGCTCCAGATGTCCGCCACGGTCGCCACGATGGCGAGCACGCAGATAACGCTCATGACCACAGGGGCGGGAACGGCGTCGAAGTTGCTGAGTAGACCGGTAAATCGTGCGGCAATCCACGTTGACCATGTGGACGCGTAGATGAGGAACGAGGCGAAGATGCCCAGGGCAAGCGCTACATACGCTGCTTTCGTGCCCCTTCCCCATTTGTAGTTGATGATGTGCGCAGCAATGAACAGCACCACTGCGATGGGCCCGGTGGCGGGGTTGTTTGTGGCGTCTACGGCTGCCATGACTTCCATCAATGAATCCTTTCGTCTCGATCGTTGGTCTGCATTAATTATACACCCGACCGGCACGGCACACCAGGCGGGTTGTTCCTAGGGTCTCGGTAACCTGCGGAAACGCTTAGCGATCGGTGCTCTCGGCACACTGTGCCGCTGTGCCAAAACAGTGTTTCCGCAGGTCAATCGTGGTTTTCGGTGTGCCAGCGGGTGTGCCGCTGACACGGCTCCGGCACACCTCCCCCAAGGGTGTGCCGGGCGCTGTGCCGCTAGTAGCCGAGAGCCTTGCGCACGGGGGTCATCCACTTGCCGCAGTTGCCCTCAGACAGCCGGGAGGCTTCCGCAAGGTGCTTGCGGTTGGGCAGCTCACCGTTCGTCTTCACGAAGGCCTTCGTCCACTCCCTCATCTTTTCGGGTCCAGCGAAGTAGTCCGTAACCGCGTCGATCAGGTCAGACACGCCGTGCGCGCTCACGACCGGAGCAGGCGCGCGCACCTCTTCAACACGCGCGCCCGTCTCAGTGAGTGCGCGCGCGTCGTCGGGAACATGCGCGCTCACTTCGAGTGCGCGCGCGGGAGGCGCGCTCACCGGGCGCACTGTGCGCGCGTTGTGCGTGCGCGCGCTCATCGATGCGCGCTCATTCCAGGGGTTCATATGCGCGACCGCTTCGGGAGCAAGCGCGCGCGCACCGACGTAGCGCGCGGCGATGCGCGTCTGAATGCGCGCGCGCACTTCCGGCGTGAGGATGCCAAGCGCATCCGCGCGCGCCCATGCGCGATCGTATGCGCGCTTGTAGAACGCGCGCGTGATCTTGGGCCCGACGTTCGCGGCGTACGCCGTGTTGACAATGAGCGTGATGAGTCGTTCGGTGAGCACTGCGCTCGCGTCCTGCGATGTCGCCTTGCCACGCTTCAAACGCCACCAGACGACCAGAGCGGACGGCTTATGCGGCCTGCCGAAGGTGATGACCACGTGCCACGCGACGGCCGCGAGGAGCGGCCACAGCGCGAAGATAGGGCTACCGCCACCCCACCAGGCGATAGTGCCCATAAGGCTCGCCATGGTCCAAACACCGGCCTCGTACCGATTGAACCCGGTCCCCTTGGTCATGTGCCAGAGGGACAGCGCGCCCAGGATCGCAAGGAACGCTTCGAAGACAACCACGACGCTGATCGCCGTGTCGAACGATCGGAGCCCGACGTGGCGCATGGCCGTGATCGACGCGTGCGCGCTCAAGTTCGTGGCGGCGAGCGCGACGAGCGCGACGCCGCTCAACAGCGCGCGTCGCAAACGCGCGTCTGCGCGCGCGCCTGATGCGCGCGCATCCGCTTTGCGCTGCGCGCGCGCCTCCATTTCGGGACGCTTGAGTTCGCCCCAGATGCGCGCGCGTTCCCGTGCGCGCTCGCGCGCATCGCGCGCGCCTGCCCAGACGAGCGTGAGCGTAGTGAGCGCGATGAGCGCGCACGCGCCGATGAGCGCGCCTTCGGATGTGACAGTGAAATCGTTCATCATGAGTCCTCAAATCTTGGGGGACTCCCACCATAGCACGAAAGAAAGCGGGCCCTCAAGAGAGGACCCGCTTTCAATGTTCACATCAGTAGGCGGCCTCCCAAGATCTCGTCAACGAGTGGCCACTCTCGGAAATCTGGGGAACCTGACGGCTCTGATGGGTGGTATCAGGAGTGTCTAGAATCCTGACCCATACCATTACGGTTCGGGCTCGCGGTACCCCTTGCAGGGCCTGCGGCCTTTTCGGGTCACGGCGTTCAACGTGACAGGACTCGCGAGACTCCGAACCTTGTACACCGTGAGGGAGTCGAACCCCCGACCCGCTGTTTGTAAGACAGCCGCTCATTCCACTGAGCTAACGGTGCGTGTGGTGAACACCCGACCCGTTACGATCGTCGTCCACACCCCGGAAGGCAACGCTCCCGAGGTCCAATCTCCCGCAAGCGTAAGCGCTCAATAACGCTCCCTGCACGGCGATGCCTGGTACTGCATTCGTGCCCCTCGGTGGATTCGAACCACCTGGCTCAGGGATCTTTTCCCCTGCTTGACCAATAGGGCGCGTCCGCCCGGGGCATGTGCCGGACCGAAGTCCGGACTTGATCTTACTTGTCTTCGCCGGAGGTTTGCAAGTCGATGTCCGGGACGATCGTCTCAGGCCGGAAGATGATCCGGTGATGGTACGGGTCGACGCCTTCGGCTTCGATCTGCTCGGCGAAGTACGACACGTTGTCGCTTAGGCCGAGAAAGTGTTTCTCATACATCTCGTCGCCGACCTTGCACGTGACTTCGAGTTGATTGCCTTCGTCTTCGATTGAGCAGTATCCTTCGATGCTCAGAAGGTACGTGTCCGTAATCCCGTTGAAGAACACGACACGCCGCAGCACTTCGAAATTGTCGGCGGCCGTCGACAGGTTGTCTGACACGGTGGTTGCTTCGTCGGTGCACGCCGTGAGCGTGATCCCAAGCGTTGCAGCACCGGCAGCGGCCAGAATCATCTTGACTGAGTTTCGCATACGCATCCTTTGATCGTGATCGTTGTTCTTTCTTGCTGATGTTCCAATCCTAACAGGTGCCCCCGAGGCCGTCAACCCCGGGGTTCCCCTAAGCGTTTCCGCAGGTCAGACCAGGTACCACAGGTACTTGGTGCCTTCGATGTTCTCCATGCGGACCTTCCCGTCACTCTGGAGCTTGCGAAGCGAAGAGTACACGTTCGCCTCCTTCGCCTGGAGTTCCGTAGCGAGCTGCGCTCGCGACAGCCCTTCGGGGTTCTCGGCGAGAAGCTGGAGAATCGTCGCGTTCCGCTTGGCGACAGCCGCGGACATCGGACGGCCGCGCTTGGGCTCCGGCTCGGCCTCGGCTTCGGCCTCGGCTTCGGGCTCCAAATCAGTTCCAGACCCCCCTTGAATCTCGTCCGATGTCTCCAGCTCGTCAGGTGCATCCGCGTGAATGAGAGCAGCCGCCAGCGCCGCCGCAGCCTTCAGCGCTTCGAGATCAGGCTTCGGCTCGGCCACAGGCGTTGGGGTCGCGCGAGGCGCGGCCTTGGGTTTCTCCTCGGCCTTGCGCTGCAAGTCGGCCCGCTTCGCGAAGGCGTTCTTTTTCTGACGGTTTGTCGCCACGTACATGAGTTTACCTCCAAAGAGTGAAAGGGGCTCCCAGTCGGGAGCCCCTTGGGTGTTCTAGAAACCGGGGTCGATCGTGCTGCCGTGCGTGCTGGCGTTCGTACCGACGTGGCCCCCGCCAACCTGGGGGAACTCGGTAACCGCGACCGCGCCGTCACGCGGGGGCTTGAGCTCCCAAGACACTTCGACCTGCGGATTGCCGTCCCGGTCCATCTGGACCTCACCGTTGCGCTTGGCTTCCTGCGTCTTGACCGTGACCGTCTTGCCGATGATCGCACGGGCGATCTGGTCGAGCGTCGGACGCTGCTGCATCAGGGCCTCGTCAGTGATGCCGAGGGCCTTCATGCTCTTCATGAACAGGCTCGCGTTGTTCTCGGTCATGTAGATCCGGTGGTGGAACGTGGTGGGGCGCTTGCCCGCGTGCTCACCCTCGGTGATCTTGAGACGCACCTCGATCTGCGGCGTCTTCTTCTGGCTGGACTCGCCAGCTTCGGCCGACTCGATGCGTACCTGGTAGTTGCCGATCGGCGCAACCTCGGTAACGCCGCTTTCCTTGGCCTTCGCGACCAAGACATCCCACGGGACAGTAGTCATGTTCTGTGTTCCTTACTCCGGCACGAAGCCGGGGAAGATTTGGCCCATCATCTCAGTGATGTTGGGGTTTTCGATGGTGTTCGTCGTGAACCGGTCTTCGAAGTGCGAACCGGTGATGAAGTTCTGGTCAGGCTTGACCATCAGCGATCGCACCAACGGGCTGTCAGCCGTTATGATGCCGTCCTGGTTCGGAACCTTTTTGACTACCAGGCAAAACGTGTTGTTCATCCAATAGGCAATGCCCTTGCGAAGCGCACCTTCCATGTTCGGAACGTACTTGCCATCCGCTCGAAGGTCACCCTCGGCCGTGAACATCGCGACCCGAAGCGGGTTGCGCACGTCCTTCACCATGTCGCGAATTCGCTGGATCTTCTCGGACATGCGGGTCAAGAGCTGGCCCCAGTCCGAATACTGCTGGTTCCCGGACTGGAAACCGGGCAGCGCTTCCTTGCAGCGCTTCTGTAGTTGCGTCACCGAGTCGACCACGATCGACTGGAACGGGTGGTCAGGCTGGATAGTCCACTGGATGACCTGCTCAACGGTTTCCCATCGAAGCACGTCGACCACGCAGATGTCCCAAGTCCCGTCCGCCTTCGGCGGCGCTTCCTTCGGGTCCCACCAGATGACGCGGTAGGGCTGGTTCGGGTTGTTGGGGTTATTACGCCCTTCGAACGCGTTCCAGGACCCTTCGGCGTCGAGCGCGAGTACCGGCCCGGGGCAGCTCGCTCCAAGCGTCGACTTGCCGCGCTTGGTTTCGGCGTACACGAGAAACGTCGCGTTGTGACGTGGGTTTCTGTCTTCGGTCATTGCATCCTTCCTCTTTGTCTAGGTCTGAATTATATCATGCGGCGTAGCGGGCAAGTGGATCACGCTCGTTGAACTCCTCCCTTACCATGTCCTCCGCACGAGAACCGTCATCGAACATCGGGCACAGCGTGAAGAACTGGCACTTCCAACTACAAGAGTCGTCGGGGCTCGGCTCCGCGATGTGCGCCTGCTCTTCGACCGTGGCGTCTTTGAGCAACGCTTCAAGTTCGAAGATCTTCGTGATCTTGCGCTTCATGTGCAGCTCGTAGGATGCGATCTGGTCGTCGTTGTGGTTCACCTCGAACCGGTCGTAGAACGGCGGTTTCGCCTGCTTGCCGCGCTTGACCTTTTTGAGGACGTTGTACAACGCGCCGTCACTCCATGTGCCCGCAGGTTGCGTCATCCGCTCAAGCCACGCGTAGTGGAGCATCTGCGGATTCATGTGCAGCGTGGCGAGTGCGGAGGTGAGGCTAGCGGCGGTCTTATGGTCAACGAACTTCCGCGCGCCGTCCATCAGCCTGAGCACGCGAGCGTCCAGCTTGCCGACGACTTCGAACTCACCGAACCGTTCCACGATCTCAGGCGCGAAGTCCGAACCGCGGACCGACACGATCTCCTCGATTGCCGTGAACTCGATACCGGCATCGACTCCGGACTCGGCTACCCAATCGGCGTAGCCTTCCAGCATCGCGCGCTCAAGCTCGCAATCCTTGTCGAACGCCTTCGACACCTCGACATCGGGGTACACACCGAGTTCGGTGCAGTTCTCCAGATATGCCTTCCAGTCGTCATCCTGGGCGGACCTGAGCACGTCGAGATAGGTCTCAGGGTTCGGGCCGTAGAACGCCTCAAGCGCGGTGTGCACTCGGCTCCCGGACCGGAGCGGGCCGGAAGGGTTGAGCGTGACCGGCGACAACCTGCGGTAGTCGCTCAACCACCAACGTCGAGCACATGCGAACGTCTTAAACTCGCTCTGTGAGAATCGCCTCATCGCTTGTCCTTTTTGCCCTTATCCGTCTTGTTGTCGTCCCCGATGCTGCGCGTAGGATTGCGCTCACGCGAACGTCGCTGACGCTCCTCGTACCATCCGTACAGCGTGTTGTCGTCCTCAATCGGACCGGTGTTCTTCTTGCCCATGTTCCCTCTCCTCTCTCACTTCGGCCTCGAATCGAGGCGACCACCGCTCGACGAACACTTTCAGGTTCGCGATGCGCTTGCGTTTCTTCTCTTTGGCGATGTACTCAGGCGTTGCCCGATCGTCGTCGTACTTCATGCCAGGCATGTTCCTACCAGTTCCCATAGAATCGAATGGTCTTCACGCCCGTCGGAATGCGCGCAACGTCGATCTCGTAACCTCGGTAGTTCTCATCGGACCACTCTCGCGCGATGTCGGCCTCGCCGTTGTATGTCGAGTCGAGATCGATGACCATCCCTGCCGCGTCGGGTTTCTCGTCGCGAAAGAAGTCACACACCTCATCGGGCACGGGGATACCGGCGTCGGTGCACGCATCATAGACGTTCTTCATCTTGCGGTAGTTCTCGTCAGCGGGCATAATCCCCACGACGAACGTTGACGTGCTCATGTCCTATCCTCCCATCAATCCGGTTGCTTCGATCCGGGCCGCTTCCGCGTCAAGATCATCCGTGGTCTTGCCTAGCGCGAGGAGCTTAGCGCGATCGCGCACGATCTCTTCAAGACGCTCCGCTTTGTCGTACAGCCTCTCAAGCTGCGTTTCCTCGATCGTGCCAGCGGCTACGAGGTCGATGATCGTTACCTTGTCGTGCACCTCGGAGCCGATCCGGTGGATACGGTCGACGCCCTGATTGTTATCAATCAGTGACCAGCTTCGCTGCAACCGAATCATAGTGTCAGCGCGCGTGAGGTTGAGCCCGACCCCACCCGCTTTGTATGTAAATAGCAAGAAATCAATCTTGCCATCCTGGAACGCCTGCACTGCAGCGTCACGCTCGTCCGCGGACACGCCGCCCGTCACCCGAGCGAACGGGATACCGGCATCGGTCATGCGGGCCGCGGCAAGATCAATGAGCTGCCGGTGCTCCGCAGCAATCACCATCGGCTTGCCCGGATCGTCTTCGATGATCGACATGAGTTCATCGATCTTCGAGGACTTCGGGCTGTCGGTAAGCGACACAAGCCACGTGGCGGGGTCCTCGGGAGTCTCCCCCTGGTCGACCTCGCAGTAAGCGGACGCGAACTGCAGCAACCGGGTTGCCCCGGCCAGGTTCCCGTTGGCGACGAGGACCGTTCCGTCTTCCAGTACGGTCACGAGCTGTTCGGCGATGTCCTTATACGCCTTCGCCTGCTTGGGGCTCATCTCGACGTCGCGTCGCATGAACACCTTGTCAGGCAACTGCTTGAGGACATCGGCCTTAATCATGCGGCGGAAGTGCGGGTCAAGGATCTTGAAGAACTCCTCTTTCGTGTCCGGCTTGAGTCCGACGATCGACATACCACCGAAGTGGTTGTATTCGATCCTGGCGTAACGGTCGATGAAGGCCGACTTCGCAGGGTAGGTCTCCGGTGCAATAGCGTGCATGATCGACCACAGGTCACCCGGGTGGTTCGCCACGGGCGTACCCGTGAGCGCCCAGCGGTACTCGACCGTAGACCCGTGGAACACGTTCCAGATGGCGCGCGTCTGCAAGGCATTCGGGTCCTTCACGCGGTGCGCCTCATCGAGCACGCAGACCTTGAAGGGGATGCGGTTGAGCTCCTTCTCATGCACCTCGCAGGCGGACTCTTTCAAGTCCGGCGTTCCCGGTTGCGTCTTCGTCTCGCATTCCATGCAGCGCTTGAGCCGCGTGGACCCGTACGAGGACAGCCGAGAATGCAGCTTCATCGCTTCGATGTTCACGATGATGATGGCATTGGAGGCTTCCGCCGCTTCGGTGATCTGGACGCGACGTTTCGCAGCGCTCCCCTGAATGACAAACGGGTTCGCCTCGGGCAGCCATCGCTTGATTTCGCGTTCCCAGTTCCGTTTCAGGGAGTTGGGGCAGACAACCAGCGCGGGGTAAGCCTCCCCGATCATGTCGGCAGCGCGAATTGCAGACAATGTCTGCAAAGATTTCCCAACGCCCATCTCGTCACCAAGGAGAACATTGCGCGCTTTGACCAGAAAGTCACGTCCTGGAACCTGGAACGGGTACAGGATGTTGTCGTGTTCGTTTTCCAGCGGCGATGCCTCAACAAGTTCGAGAGCTTCACGCAGTGACAGAACCTCATCACGCCGTGCACGCTCCGAACGGGCCCAAGCGGCAAGCTCCGGTTCGACCACGATCCGATCCCCGAACAGCTCGCGCAGAACGATGCACGCGGCATACGACTTCGGGAGCGTCCAGCGTTTCGCCTTTCGGTTCCACTTCTTACCGGGGATCATCTTGATCTGGTACGAGTCGTTCCACAGCGTTTCGTCGGGCTCTCCGTTCGCCTTGCGGCTAAACAGGGTGATCCGATCGTCTTCACTCAACTCGGCGTAAATCTCATTCATCCTTTATCCTTCCGTCGTAGGTTCCATCTTAGCATCCCGCACCAGTTCTGACCAGCGGGGATAGTCCACGTCCTTGAGGAGCGCGAACGCCTGTCGGGCGGCGTCGTTGGCGTGACGAAAGCTCGGTGAGTGCCATCCGACGCCGCGCATCATGCTATCCGAAGCGAACTTAAGGTTAGCCTTCGTGTACTGGCGAACGTCGGTCACGCCGTGAAGCGCGGCAATTGCCTTCACCATGCCGGTGACCTCAAGTGCTTCGGTCTGTTGTGAGAGCTTAGCGGTTTTCGGGGTGATGATGTAGCGTTCGATCGCCATGTGGATGTTATCCGGTTTGACACCTCGTGACTGCCTGCGTAGTTCGTTCCAGAATTGCCGTGGAAACGTCGCTGCTTTAAGGTGCATACCTTCGAACCACGGCAGATCTCTCCCCGATCGCCATGTGAACACGCCGGTCATGAGACCGGGGTCGATACCGATAATCACGTATTCGTTACTCACAGTTCGATCTTCTCCGCCCAGCGCTTAGCTGTCGCCCCACCCGCGGTAAGCGGGAGGCTCAACAGGGTGTCGTCATTCATCACGTCTTGCATGGTCGCGATCGCCTCGGGAACCTCGTCGTCCGGAACCTCTAGGATCGCTTCGTCGTGCACGACCAGCTCAAGACAGTCCCCAAGTCCTGCAGCGTCGATCTCGTTGAGCTTCATCTTCATGATCTCGGCTGCCATTTTCTGTATTTGATGGTTGACCAGCTGATACGCCATGTTCATGTTGTGGCACAGCGACCGGCGACCGGTGAGCGGTGAGATCACGTAGCCGACTCCTTCATCCCGGTACCGCTGCCGGACAACCTGTTGGATGGCGTTTTGGAACGCGGGCACACCGGGATAGCTACTGGCGAAGTCGCGCGACAACTGTTCGATCTCAGCGAGCGGTCGCTTCGTCGTGGTCGCGAGGGTGTCATTCCCCGATCCGTAGATAGTGGCGTAACCGTACGACTTCGTAACGTTGCGCCTTGGGTCCTTCTTCGTGATCGTCTCGTCCTGGTACACCTTCCGCGTGAGCGTCACGAAGAAGTCTTCATCGCTCTCGAACGCCTCATAGAGTCCGGGGTCTTTCGAGAGGTGCGTCATGATGCGCATTTCGATCTGGTCGAAGTCGAACAACAACAACGTGTGACCGGGTGAGGCGACAATGCAGTTCCGGGCGATCATGCTCAACGGATCGTCAGCGTTGACACGGGTGAGTTGCTGCAAATTCGGCTCGCTCATCGACATGCGCGAGGTCTTGACGCCAAACGCCCCCGCTTTCTGCTCGTTGAACCCGAGCGGATTGATGGACGGATGGATACGGCCGTCGTACTCCGAGTACTGCAAGAACCTCTTGAGGTATACCGAGTTGATTTTCTCCGCTTTGGATCGGTGCTGCAACAGCTTCACCAACGGGTGGTCGATGCCCTCAAGGGCGAACTTGTCCAGGGACCACGCGCCGCCATCCGTCCGCTTCCACAGCGGCACCTCATCGGCGATGAGCCGGTCAATCACCTGCTGCGCCGAACCGAGGTTCACCCCAAACTCCTCATATCCTCGCGTGGTGAGATCGTCGTGGAGTTTCGTCAACTCGTCGCGGCGCTCCTGCGTGTACTCGCGGTCGCAGGCGACCCCTTTCATCTCCATACGGTCGGTGAGGTTTCCCGTAGCCACTTCCAGGTCGTAGGCGCGCGAAGCCGTAGGCAGCACGTTCGGCGCGTGGTGCTCCCACAGCCGCACTGTCAGCACGGGGTCGAGTGCGCCGTAAAGCCAAAACACGGCACACGGACCGGTAGCGGTGATCGGGACGGTTCGCCATGTGTACCCGCCTGAGTGCATCACCGCGTCAAGCTGCGACTGCATGGCAGCGGCCCGCGCGTCGATGTGCTTCGCGCATTGCTGCTTGAGGCCGATCGACACGGTGGAGTCGGCGATGTGCGCGAGCGGCATCGTATCGTCCACCAGGTGCGCGGGCACGACGATACCGATGTTCGCGAGGTGGCGCACGTCGAACCACGCGTTGTGGCCCACGAACCGACCCATGCGCGACCATCGCGCAACGATCTCCTGGATGAGTCCGTACCAGCGGTCAACGGGGATGGCCCATCCCTGGAACCGGTCACCGAACTGCACCAGGCGGGGCCTGTCGTGGATCTTATCGAGTCCGGTCGTTTCGCAGTCGAACCCGAGGTGGGAACAGGTGAGCCCAGAAAGCCAGTCTAGACAGTCGTTTACGTCCTCGATTGTCTCAACTAGGTGGAGTTTCACACCTTCCAACATCTTTAGTCCCTTCGTCCTACATCTTTCCTGGAGATCAATTTCAGATGTTCAGGTTTGACACACCCCTTGTTTCCGCATCGCTGCATCACCAACATCCC